TACAACTCCTCAAATCCTTTTCTGCCAAGTCCATGCACTCCAGTATTACTACCTCGATGATGTATTGGGCATAAACCTATTACAGGTGCAGTATCTCGCTTGCCAGCTTTACGAATATGATGGATTTCAGTCGGTGTATCTTCAATCTTTAAGACAAAACGACATAAACTGCAACCTAATCGTGCAATTTTGTCGTAATGTTGTCTCTGTGCTTTAGTCATTAGCTAGTTCTTGAGCAAAATCCTCTAGTTTCTGTGCTTGATCTGTAATATCGACTGCTATTTGATACGCTGCAACATAATCCTGTTGATTACAAGCCTCTGAATAGTTCTTAATCAAATGTTGCAATATCAAAAATGGATGATCTATCATAACATTCCTTTTCTTCTGTTAGCACTAAGTGTTTGAAATATCTCAATAATTCTTATTTCGTGCTGTCTTTTGTTATCTAAAATTTTAAATTGTTTATAACCTTCTATCCATTCTTTTACAGCAGAATCGTATAAAACGCTGTCTAATGCTTTTTCTTGTCTTTCTGCTACTGTCCCTTCAGATTGTAAAAATACATGAGCCTTAGCTTGTTTTATAGCTTCCTCAAGATGTTTAACTTGTCCTGATAGCATTGCATGATCTTCGTCTGTAGAAGATAACATTTTTAAAGCAATTTCTACTCTGTTTTCATTTAAGTTCTCAAGATTCATGCTGTCATTCCTTTCTTTAACATATCAAGCATCGTTTTAAACTGCTGCTTAACTTCTGTTTTAGCAAATAATTTCTCAGTATCTACTTTTAATCTTGAGTTCAACTCACCTAAAATGTTCTTTGAAGTCTTGTAGTTTGTCGCATCCCATAAGTGTTCTAGTCCTAAATCCTTTAAACCAGTCTTTAAAGTTAAGTTTGCTCTATCGTCAAATGAACCCTCAAAGAACAGTTCTGGTCTTAGTGACATATCCAAAAAGTTCACCAAGTCTTTGTTTTTATCAATCTGCAGCGTAATGTAATCATTCTTATTTGGCTTACTTCCGTAATGAAATCTACAAAAGAACGCACCTGTTCCATCTGTTCCTAATCCCATTGATGCTTGTAGCTTACATCCGTATGCATTACAGAAATAAGTCTTTTTCTCTTGCAAAACTGGTTTATCAAGTTTAATTCGCATATTTACCCTCAATTATTTTGGTGAAGTTTGTAGGTTTAATCATCCACTCTAAATCTGCCAAGAAAGTTTTTCGGTCTTTAGTGACCACCTTTCCTGTCAAAAACTTTGATCCTTTAACAAACTTAAAGAAATCGTTTCTAAACCAATCTAATCCATCTTCTGTGTCTTTACATTCAAACTCTACAAACATTTGTCTCCATCGTTGCTTTAGATAACCCTCTCGTGTTTTATTCCAAGATACAACTCGAGGTAACTCAGGTAATACATCGTGATAAATTGAAATAATCTCTTGATGAGGACATGGTGGAATCTTAGATTCAACCAATATAGTTGTTTCTGTCTCTCTCTCTATCTCTGTCTCTGTCTCTCTCTCTGTACTATCACTTTGATATCGTGTTGATATCGTACTGTTATCATCTTGTTCCATCCAATGTGATAGCTTAGATAATATTGCAGTAACTTCTTGTTTTTTAAGTCTTAATCTAAAAGCTAGAATTTCAATGCTTGGTAGTTCACCATTAAATTCACTAGCTATTAGCCAAAAATTAATTAAATTCTTAGAAGATACTGGATCGAGTTCAAACCACTCTAAATCATCTAAAAGATCACGATAAAGTTTTATCCAAGGAGGTCTACGATCCTTGAAATGCTGAAATTTAGACCAATTTTTTATTCTATAAGTCATACTAATTACCAAATAAATCAGGTCTTAGCATTTCCCTAGTAAGCCTACCTTCAGACAGTTTTTCAATACTTCGAATATGTTTCTTGGGTATTGTATTTCGTGCTTTCCAAGCATATATAGCACTCTCTCGAATACCTAGTTTTTGTGCTAAGTCTGATAAAAGACCAAACTCTAATTGCAATGCAGTTATTGGATTCATTTTCTTCCTTTGTTGTGTTAATATCGTAATAGTATATGAAATTGTATAGATTTGTATAGAAGTTGTAAAAAAGATACAAAATAAATATTTTTACAAAAACTTACACAAATCTTGTTTTTTGCTTTAATATCTATTCATGCAGTTAATTTTATTAAATGAAACGAAAGGGAAATGAAGATGAAAAATACAGTTAGAACAGCAGTTTTAAAGACCACTTGGAATAAGTACCCAGCAGGGACTTCTGTAAGAATTGAACATGACACCAATAACATTTATAGAGCATGGGCAAGTTTTAGTAAAAAGCCTGAAACATTTTTAGGCGATGTACCTAAATCAATCTTATCAATTTAATAAAGGTTTAAAACATGAAAACATTTATTGAGGCAATTATAGGTTTTGCAGTTATGTTTGGCCCTGCACTAACAATTTGGTTACTACAAGGAATTAAATAATGACTACTTTATGGATTGACCCACTATCTGACGATGGACAAGAACTAATTGATGATCGTATCAATGAACTTATCAAGACTGATTACAAACCAGCTAACTTAATTGCTGAGGCTGTTGCTGAGTTTACAGTTAAAGAAAATCAACACATCGCTGAGTTTGTAAACGAAAACGATATGACAGGTCTAGGCAATTACATTTATTTAGAAGCCTATGATTATGCTTATACATTAGCTACAAAACAGGCAGAATATGAATTTAACAATGGAGAATTAAATGACTAAAACTAGGAAATATACTCGTGGTGACATGGCTTGCTATCAGATGTATCACGATTTAGATGAAGTATTTGGTAGTCTTAATGTGCTTAGACATTATCTTGAGACTGCACAACCTATCAGTAGTCATGTAGCTAAAAACGCATTAAATGGCATTTTCACACAACTCATCCATGCACAAATGAACATGATGGATGAAGCTAACTTGGAGTATTAATATGAGCAAATACTTAGAATTACGCAAGATTAACATTAATGAGCATACAGAGAAAAAGGGTAAATTTACCTACCTTTCGTGGGCTTGGGCAGTAGATCAGCTATTACAACTAGACCCATTAGCTACTTGGACTTACGATCAACCAATGGCTTTTGGTGATACTTTGATGGTGTTTTGCACAGTCGAGGCATTTGGTAAGAAGATGACTGCACAGTTACCAGTTATGAATAATCAGAATAAAGCTATGGCTAACCCTGATAGTTTTGCAGTAAATACAGCTATGCAACGATGTTTAGCTAAAGCAATAGCACTACATGGTCTAGGTCTATATATCTACGCTGGAGAGGATATACCAAGCGATGCAATTGATGAAGAAACACCTGATTTAACTGATCTCTGTACTAACTGGTGCGACATGATTAATGAGTGCTTAGATATGGATACTCTTAAAGCTGCTTATGGTCAAGCATATAAAGAACTGAGTAAGGATAAAGTAGCAATAGATAGGATTTCTAAGGCAAAAGACAAGCGTAAAGGAGAACTACTATGAAAGCATTTCCATATAACCCCCAATTTAATCAAGAACATAACGGCATGGATTTAAGAGATTACTTTGCTTGTCATGCTATGCAAGGACTTCTTTCTAATCCTAAATTGCAAGAACAAATACTAAAACAAGGTCAAGATTGGATTATTGAAAGTTCATACGCTTGGGCTAATTCTATGATGAAAGAAAGAGAAAATGACTATAAGTGAGCAAATAGAGTCTTTATTATCCAAGCAAAAAGAAATAGACTATATCGTGGCTACAGAAACAATTAAAGAGTATCTAGTTACATGGCCACAAAATGTCGATTCTAAGTTATGGAATCATCGTCTTGAATCTTTACTGAGGAAAATAGATGAAAAGTTTGAAAGAACACAGAAGTGATAACCACTTTACGCAAGAAGAAGTCGCTTATATCTTGCAAATACCACGATTTAAAGTAGAACAAATAGAAAGAATGGCACTAAGAAAACTAGCTTTTATCATTAAACGCAAGTATAAAAAGGAGGATGTGTTATGAGTCGAGAGTTCTTTTGGTCAATTATTCTAGGTATTTTACTGTGTGGATTCGTCATTTATTTAACTGAATTAGGTAGAAAATCCGAGGTAAATTGTGCAATGTTAATGGGTGGTTGGCATCCAGATGTACCTAAAAAATATGCTGAAATGTGTATCGCTGCTAAACAAGAGAGGAATGACAGATGACTGAAATTATTATGAATCCTGATATATTGCCTACGCTCGAAGAATGGCGATTAATTTGTAAGATGGTAAAGAAAGCGAGTGAGAAATGAACCAAAATATTTTTTGTAGCAAATGCCACAGAATACCTAGTCAATGTTGTTGTGCAAGAGCAATATTAAAGAAAGCGAAAAATGACTGAAAATAAATATTTAAATATTGAACAGGGTTCTGAATCTTGGCTACGCATCAGACTCGGAAAAGTGACAGCTAGTCGAGTAGCAGATGTTCTAGCTAAAACTAAAACAGGTGTATCAGCATCAAGAGGTAATTACTTAATAGAATTAGCCTTGCAAAGGGTTACAGGGGTTATAGAAGCCTCGTATACCAATGATGCTATGCAATGGGGCAAAGACAATGAACAGACTGCTAGAACAGCGTTTGAAG